GATACGGCTATATTTTATACTGATACTGAGATCAATGCAAAATGGGTATAAAAACTATGCTAATATGACAACAAGCAAAAAAGAATTATCATCAATGCAAAAAGTCATACCTTCGTCATTGGTGGCGTCTCTGTCAAGAAAACATTCAACATGAAAGGAATCACAGACATCTTCAATCATTCTCACAACATCATCGGCAGATTCATATTCATTGCTGTCAACGGTAAGTTCAACGTTATCTTCATCATCGGTTCTCACGTAACCCTTGCGACATAAGGCTGAAACAAACCTGTCATACAGCATAAAACACCTCGCAATAAAATATTTCAAACATTAAAAATGCAGACAGGCGATAATGAATTTATGCAACGGGATCTGTTGCACACTACCTGTCTGCTCCTTTCACCAATAGAGAATGTAAAGCAATTATAACACATTCTCATAAAACACAACACCAAGCTTCTGTAATCGTGATTAATCTCACGTTATTTGATTAATCAGCCATAAACTGTTATCAGATTACAGATTAAATTCCTGCTGAATCAGGTTTATTCTCTGTCTCCAATAAGCCCTCTGTAGTTTATCCGGAGCATACTCTTCCTCAGTTAATTGCCCCTCTGCATACTTGATAGCTTTATAGTCAGTATCAGAGAGTTGTTTCTTAAGCTGAGTAATTTCTAAGCGATATTGATCCTTGAGCTTATCTTCCTCCGTTTTCATGGGACAAAGTTCTTTCTTGTAAGTCCATCCGTTAATATCAGATTGCTGAGTATCTTCTATTGCGATGTAATTATTCTCAATATCCCATCCTGACTTATAGGCTAATTCTGCTGATTGAGTAAAACTGCCTAAATGACCATCAGGATACATTTTCTCATAAAAATAAACATTCTCCGGTGCATTGCTCCAAGGGTAAGTAATAGGAGATTCATAAATTCCATCATCAATGGAGTGAATACCCTCTAACTCATTAAATTCAATTTCTGTGTTTTCTGTCATATTTGCTCCTTAGACGTTTCCTAGACAAGGATAAAAACGAGCATAAAATAATGTTCCGCAAACCGTTCTAATGCGAACTCTGTTACCTGCTACAAGCGGAAGCATTCCGAAAATCGTATTGATATTAGCAGGAGCGAAACTCGCTCCCCATCCGTTATTTCTATCGCAGTACATACTGAGGGAGGGAGAATTGTTCCCCACGCATACACTGATCCAGCCGTTAACAGCCGGTGTGTAGAAATTATCTGTTCCATCCAGATTAGTTATATTACCGGAAATATCCGCAAAAGATGCAGCATCAGGTAAACTCAACGCCCCCGGATTCACGCCGTTGAGGGTTTTCCATTTGTTTGTGGATGTGCCGAGATCAGTAACATTATTAGTGATAGGCTTTAAACTGTTTTCATTACCGTCATTTGTAACCCTGACCGCCTCCATCATATCCATGATCAGATAATGCGGGGCTACTCTCCATAAATTAAATGATGAATCGGGTGTATAGCCATCATTAGTGTCTCCTTTCTTATCTGTAGATCTCACAAGTTTAAATTGAGCGTTTCTATCCGGAGAAGCTCCTGTTGAGTAACCAGCAAACAAAAAGGTACCATATGACGAATAATTTGAGCTGCCACGAGTATTAAAAAATATTGTATTACTATTTGCAGAAAATCCTAATGTTGGATCGTTTAACGAAGATATACTTGATAACGGAGCATTTTTATTAAATCTGTTATTTTCAGACCACGCATTTACTTTATCCAACCCCCAAGCAGTCCCATTATAATAGTAGTTCTTTGCATAGAGGTTGTTCCATTGATGTGTAGAATCACCTATATTAAATGTCTCAGTTGTGTAAGGATAAAGCGAGTTATTAACATATCCACTCCAATTAAAATAAGAAGTACCATTTGAAGTAATCGTCTGTTTAACACCCTGATAAGCCTGAGTTCCTGTAGGATCAAGTGCTCCATTTTTATATTTGTTTGACACAAGCATTTCAATAGAGATGTCACCGCTTGTATCATATTGATGTCTTAACCAACCGATATTAACTCCGTTTTTATCCTTAAATAACAGTCCGTTGCGATTTTGGGCATTTGGAGCAACGCCTATCTCAGTACCGTCAATAACAATATTTTGATACTTAGTATAGGTATTATCACCTGTCCACACATTAGCAGAATTAAACAAATCCGTAATATCTGCCTTGCTATGTGTATGAGCAACCGGGGTTCTTGCGTTTGATAACCTACTGTCATTTCCTTCGCAGAAAGTATTTGCGGCATTTCCGAAACTGCCTGCCTGAACAACGCCGCCAGTTCCGGTAATTAAAGGAAGGTTTGCGGTTGTTCCTAACTTTCCGTCATTCGTAATACTGCCGTGAACGTGGTTTGATGCTGAAAATTCGGAAGCATTGTGAGTTGCAATATCTCCGAATGCGGTTGTGCCGAGATAATATGAATCAGCATAAACAGATTTCCATTTATTAGAAGATGTGCCTAAATCTATAACAGAATTTGTTGGTTTAACTGAATCTGGATTGAAAGAAACTTCGACTGAGGTAGTTCCATCATTTGATTTTATTTTTGATGAGCCATCATCTTTTAAAACGAATTCCGCACCATCATACCAATTAGCATTTCTTAAATGCCCTATTTCTAACTTATCATTATAGCTTCTGATTACAGTTCTTGAAAGCCCTGTATTATCATTAAATCTGATATTGCAAGAACCTGAAGAAGTTCCTTTTTGAATGGATAAGTCTACATTTGTTGAATTTGAAAAAGTCTTGGTTCCTGAAATCGTCTCATTTCCTGTCTTATGAACAACCCCAGAATCATCTGCTTTTGCATTCAGTTGTGTCTGAATTGCAGATGTAACCCCTGAAAGATATCCAAGTTCCGTATCCGTAACCGAAGAAACCGTGATTTTCTTAGAGGAATCTGAAATCAGAGCACGAGAAGCAGTCGGAAGTTTACCGTCATTACTCACGTTGCCGTGAGTATGACTTGAAGGCGTAAAACTTGAAGGTTTGCCTGTAACACCAGACCACGGTACTGAAGTTGCCGAACCGGCAGTAAATTCAGTATAACCATCAGCAGAATCAAGTTTTGTTTCATCAGTAACAACATACATCACGCCGGTATCAAGTTGCTGAACCGTATCCCCTAACTGAACATCATCAGTTGTCAGGGCGAATCTTGCGGCTTGATCCGCAACCTTTACAAGCCTTTCAAGTGATCCTTTCGGCAATCTTGCAATATCAATAGTCCCACTTGTGATCTTGCTTGCGTCTAAATTCGGTATTCTTGCGATATTGAAAGTGCCGGAGGTTACATCGCTTGCGGCATGAGTATGAACAAGCGGAGCCTTGCCATCAAGTTCAGATTTTACAACCTTGTTCTGCAAAGCGTTTTCAGACGTTGCTGACAGTTCATTGTCAATAGGATTGTGCTGCGTGAGAAAGCCCGCATCGTTATCAAGTTCAGAAGTCTTTGTCGGTATTGCCAGATTAGCCGTTACATTCGAACTTGCGTTTGCCGTAAACGTTGCTACATCTGTTCCGTTCTTCTGAATTGTCAAAGTAGCGTTATTCACAGTGGGAATAGTCGGAGCGTTCAGCAAGTCACCGTAATCTCCGGTAGTTGCAACCGTGGCAAGATCCGCAGAATTTGCCTTGTCCGGAACGGCGGCAATGTTATTAAGCTGAGTCTGACTCAAAGCGTCCTGTTTACCGTTCCATGCCGTGCGGTCAGAAGAACTTACATGAGCGGAACTGTCGGCTACATGAGCATCATACCCCGTTACTTTTGTATCTGTAACACCGGAATTAACCGCATTAAGTTGTGTCTGAGAAAGTCCGTCCTGTTTTGCGCTCCATGCGGTTTTATCAGAACTGGTAACATGAACCACCGTGTCAGCAACATGCGTGTCATATCCCGTTACTTTTGTTGCATTTACGCCTGAATTAACAGCGGCGGTCTGATCGGTGTCGAGTGCGTTTTGCTTACCGTTCCACGTGGAACGTTCGGCGGCGGTGATATGAACCTCAGTGTTCGCAACATGAGAGTCATATCCTGTTACCTTTGATGCGGTAATACCGGACGCAACGGCGGGCAAAGCATTGGTTTCAGACTTTGTATAGTAATTGTCCATCTCGGTTGCGGAGGTTCCTATCGGTTCCCACGCATTGTTTATATACATATACTCGTCATACAGATCGCCGCTCTGCTGAGAGTTTCGCAACATGTAAATAACGTTTGTTTTGATATTGTCAGTCGGCAGGGAATTTACAATCTCCCTTGTCAGCCCCGCAGAAGATAATGCCTGAACTGTTTCAATAAGATTATCAAGCGTATCCCAGTTATTTTTAAGACCGTTATAACAATTACGCTCTCCCTGATCCGGCAGGTAAATCCCGTTGTCTAATGTTCCGCCCATTTTAAACCTCTGTTATTAAGGATTGCCATACGGATCAACGCCGTACTGATCTAAACCGTATCCGGCATTGTCTAAAATGCCGATTATTTTCGCCCAGTCTGAACTTCTCTGACCGAGATCAACATAAACCTCACCCGTTGCTCCGGTGGTCAAAGTCGTATTTGCCTGAACCACAAGAATAAACTCATCCCCTTTACTGATCTCATAATTCGTTTCTTCTCCGGAAAGAGAAGTGGTGAACGTGCAATCACCTGTTACCGCAACAAATTTCAAACGCAACCTCTCCGGTATCAGAACCGAATTGCCGTTTGACAAAGGTTTGTCGATCCACGGCTGTACCGTTGCAAGTCTCGCCCCGTAATGCCGCCAGTGCGTAAAATACCCGTTTGAATTTGTAAAAGTCATTTCAGTTCACCGTCTGATAATCAGTTCTTCTTACGCTTTTTAGCTTTCGGGGAATCATCCAGTATTGCCGTGATATCAGCATCGCTCACGTTTGCAACTTCTGATACCTTTGCTTTAATTGCGTTTTGCAGTTCAGCCCGTTTAATGCCTTCTGCAACCATGTTTGCGATCTGCTTTTCACGAACCTGTTGCAACAGTTCACGTTCATTCACCGGCTTGTTATCAGCCATCTCAACCACATCAAGTTTCTGTGTAAGTTCCTGTATCTCCGCCTGAATCTTAATAAGTTCTTTACGCTTTTCGTCAAGTTCGGCCATCAGACTTTCTTTCTTAACCTTACCCGAATCAGCCTTAAACAGCATTTCTACCTGAGCAAGGGTGATTGCGGGATCTTTAAATGCTTCAATGATCGCCAGTCTTGCGGCGTTAAAATCTTTCTGCATTTCGGATTTTTGCTCGTCAGAAAGTCCCTGAACCCAGTTATAAGCACGTTCAATCGCTCTCATTATGTATTCCTTTGTGTTGTCTTAACATTGTTTCAGAAAAGGGTACTGGTTTCCCAGTACCCCCGTACCGTCAAATCAAGGATTAAGATTCACGGGTTACAAGTTCAACCATCTGACAGCCACGAACATCACCAACAACACGCCGCCAAGAACCGGCGTTAGCAAGGTTGGTAGAAGTAGCATCATTAGACGGGCCGCCGACAGCGGTGCTTGCGCCCACATAGGAATAACCCTTCGGAGCAATAGCGTTACACCATCTTGCATACATGGTGGAAACGCCGTAGCCGTTGCCCTGTGCCTGCTGCTTTTCATAGGCAAGAGGCTCGTCAACGGAACCAAAACCAAGACGGAACTGATCACGTCCGACAATATAGGTACTGCATACGGCAGAACCGGAGGTTACAGTTACCGGAACATTGTTGTTCAGGATAATCTGATAGCCGTTGTAGTAGTAAGTCGGAGCGGAAGCAGTAGAAGGAATACGGGTGTCAATCACATCCTGTTTCTGCATATTTGCAAATACAAGCGGATGAACCATAATCATACCAAAACCATCCTGAGCGTCACCCAACAGGGAGATAGCGTCAATAAGGGCGTTTACGCTGAAATCGGTAGTACCTTTTAGGTAAGAACCGGAGTTAGCGGTGGACAGGTCAATACGCTGGTCATTCTGAGTGTGATAAGTGTCGGTGGCACTTGCGTTGTTGGCAAAAATACCCTTTACAACTGCAAGGAACTGCTTCTGCAAAGCACCTACACGGTAGTCGGCAACACGGGAACCAATGAAAGCCATCGGGTCGGAACCGGTCAGCATCTTGTCAAGATCGGCAACCTGCCATGCAACGGCACGAACGCACCGAGGTACGAGCAGATTGTTGGCAGTTACCTTCTCAGGGGTAATAACGTCAGCAGGATTGTCGGTAGCAACAACTTCGCCGGTTTCAGCAAGGTTGTTGTAGAACGGGAAGTTAAATACAGCGCCGCCGCCATTCAGAAGGCGATCAAGAGTGCCGTCACGGGTAACAGCGCCGGACTGAACAAGGTTAAGTTTGCGAACAACTTCCTCGGCAACATAGGGTTCAAACACCTCAGGTACAATGAGGTCGGTAATACGAGTAGTAGCCATTTTAATTATTTCTCCAAAATGTCATGAGCAAACATGACTAAATAATATAAGGGAAAACCATAAATCATAAAATCATCTCAGCATCACGCATTGAAGATCGCTATAAGAAAATCACTTTCAAACAGCAAAACGCAATATACCACAACTAAAAAATAAATGCAAATCAGGTATGTTTTTTAGACATTCATTTAAAATTGTTTATAAAGCGTATGATAGAAAATTGTATAACACACAAAAACTTCAAGTCAAATTCACTAAAAACCGGTATAAACCCTGAGCAACAAATAA